ATGCTACAATTGCTGCCGGTGGTGCTCTCACCATCGCTGCTGACGCTGTTGAGCCTTCCATGATGAGCATCTTTGATGATTCATTGGCAGCTACCAACAAGCACATTATGATTGCTGACGGATCTGATTACAGTTCTTTCGAGCTTTCTGGTGACATTTCCATGACAAACGCTGGTGTAGTATCCATCGCTGCTGACGCTGTCCACGCTACCATGCTTAACGACGACGTCATTAGCGCCCAGACAGAGCTTGCTCTAGACGGACTTGCTGCAGCTGATGAGCTTTTGATCTCCGATGGTGGAACACTCAAGAAGATCGGTGTTGATAACCTCTTCATTGACGGTCCAGCATTGTTGACTGAAGCAGCTATGACAGTTGCTGACGATTACGTGATGTTCCTTGATGGCGGTGCTACTGGTGACGCCAAGAAAGAAAAGTGGGCTGATCTTGTAGGCTTAATGGCAGGAGCCGGTCTTTCGGCCGCTTCCGGTCAGCTTAGCGTTACTGGTAACGATGTTGCTCTTAAGGCTGATGGCGATGTACTCGCAGAAGGTTACAACTACTTCGCTGACATTTCAGCGGGCAATGTAGGCGTAGACCTTCCAGCAGCACCAACTGTTGGTGATGTTGTACACGTCAAGGCTGGTAACATTACCAACTCCCGTACCCTTAGAGTCGCGTGCCAGGGTTCTCACCTAATTGATGGCGAAGCCAACGTTAGTCTTGAGTCCCCATACGCTGCTATATCTTTGGTATACGTTGCAGCAAACGCTTGGAGAATCGTCTAGTCTAGAACTAGCTGGTTAATCCTGCTAATAAATTGGGGGTCCTCCGAAAGGGGGGCTCCCTTTTTAGTTTTGGACAACTATTTAAGGAAGCAGGAGAAGTTTTAATATGTCAGGATGGGTATACGGACCGGGTGGGGGCACAACGTCACCGGGCGGCAACGATAAAGAAGTACAATTCAATAATAACGGTTCATTTAGTGGCTCTGCCTTACTAATCACGGATGGCTCTGGGTCCCTATCGGCATCCGTGAATATATCAGCTTCTGCTTTTTATGGTGACGGTTCAAATTTAACAGGACTCACGGCGTCTGCTGTTAACGTAGCAGATGGTCCTGAGTATTCTATTCAATTTAGGAGAGACTCCCCTATAACAGGAGAGATCTCGGGCTCTGCCAACCTCAAGGTTAGCTCTGACACCACAAATCTTTTTATGTCAGGCACCACATTCCTTTCAGCCTCTGCAGCTGACGGACAAGATATTTTTGTTGGCTCGGGAACAGCCCGAACCATAGGAACTTTGATTGATGGCAGCGACGACTTCTTTGTGATGGGTCACGACGGTGGCGCTGTCACATTATCAGCCTCATCCGGTATTGAGCTTATTGGTGGGTCTGAAGGTGTTGGCTCCTTCGGGTCTGATATCAAAGTTTATACTACACAGGCTGGCACTACAACCGCCATATCGCTAGCCAACTCTGGCGATATTTCAGGCTCTGGAAATATCTCAGGCTCAAACTTCTACTTAAAACCTGGAAAATCTATTTTCTTCGATGGCAATACAGAAACCTTTAAGATTGCCAATAACGGTACCAACTTAGATATTAATGGAGCTAATATTATATTAAATGCTGCAACGCAAGTTTCAGCATCCTCTAACCTTTCTGCTTCTAATTTATATTCAACCACTCTTAATCTTACAAGTGATGCGATTATTGAGGGTCAAGTAAAAGTTGGCCCCGGTACAGGCGTGGGATATGTAGCCTCTAACGGAGATCCCGACACAAGAATCAGGTTTGGCGCGGCTGGTAGAGGCTCCGATTCGATATCGATTGAAGCTGGTGGTAAATCTTTTATCATTCTTGATGAGAATGGACTTGATGAGCTTATTTTAGGTGCTGCCTCTAGCGATGTAGTCTTTGTTTCTGGATCATTAACAGCATCAGTTGGTATGAGGGTATCCGCGTCGGCTGCTAACGGTGAAGATATATTTGTTGGCTCTGGAACAGTCCGAACGATAGGAACTTTGCAAGATGGTGGTGATGACTTTTTCGTCATGGGTCACGACGCCGGTAGTATTACGTTGTCTGCTTCATCTGGTGTTGAGTTTGTCGCCAATCCGTCTGAAGGTGTGAAATCCTTCGGTGCCCCAATCACTATTTTTGATGACCAAGCTGGCACTAATTCCGTTATATCATTGTCAAAAGGAGGCAACATATCTGGCTCCAATGGCTTAATTGCCAAAGGTAAGGTCACTTTTGGTGTTTCTGCTGAACAAACCATGAACTTCAGTGCTTCTGCTGGTGATTTCCGAACATATATTGTTAACTCTACAGGATCTGTGATTACTGGGTCTCTTCCTGGGGTTGCGTCACATGCTGACATAGGCTTGACTTACACTTTTAAAGACATTGCCGGCTCTGGATCAACCAACAATGTGGTTGTATCACCTTCGGGCTCGCAAAAGATTGATGGCGCCGCACAGGCCAAGATACAAACTGATTATGGAGCACTAACTGTAACAGCATTCTCCTCATCAAAGGGCGGCTTTGGCTGGGGAATTGTTTCAACAACATAAAGGTATTATAAGATGGCATTAGTATTAGAGAATGGTATTTGGTTATTACAGTCCGGCGGCAGTAATGTCACAGCTGTTGCTCAGACCAAGGTTCCTGCAGCTGGAACCCCGTCGAGTATCGCAGATGGAGCTACGCTAGACGCCGGGATGCTAAGTGGATGGACTGTTAAAGATCCAAATGGAGTTTTTAATGCTATGGTGGATGATGGCACTACATTTAATGTCAAATTCGATCAGGGAGACGGAGGCACCTCAACACCTTCTAATGGCAATGGCATCTTAACCAATGGACGTATTATATACCCTAACCTTCTTATGGGTGATTTTGATCTATCCATATATGTTGACCAAGGTGCAAGTGCCGAGAATGTAAACACAGAGATAGCTTTGATGGCTGGCGGCGGCAATGCGACGGGTGAAGCTCACTGGCTGGGACATAGATATGGAAGATGGAACGCAGCCAACGCTAAATACTATGGGATAGGCGCCTGGGCATCCGGTGGACTTACACACAACGGAACTCAGAATGTGTCTAGAACTACAGCAAGGTGGGTCGGTCTAAAGCGCGTCAGCCAGACAGTTTCGTTCCGCGAAGGCGGTACGGCGGCAACTCCAAGTTGGTCCGACACCGACAAACAGTGGGATGCGGGAGGAGGCGCTGTGTCGATCGGAATATCATTCTTTGCTGGTTCCGCATCAGAGGAAACTTACAGACTTTATAAAGTCATACTTAACGGCTCCGAGTATACAGCTACCCCATAATCGAACTTTTGTTGTTATACAGTCGACCGCACTAACTTTACGCTTCTTAAATAAAACTGTTTTCGTCATTTAGAGAAATAAAACACTATTTATTTTTGACGAGTTATCGTGTTTGGAGTTAATTTTTATGTCTTCACTATTAGAAGAGGCGATCGTAGACGCCAAAGCCCTTAAGGAAGCAGCATTGAAGAATGCTGAGAATGTTGTATTGGAAAAGTATTCTGGCGAAGTTAAGAAAGCATTAGATACTTTACTAGAACAGGAAGATTTAGAAGAGGGTGAAGTGGATGAGACTCAAACACAGTTCACGGAGGATGTTCCCTATGCTTTTCAGAACGAAGAGCTAGACGAAGCCCCAGAAGACGAAATCGTTGAAATCGACTTTGATGCGTTGAAGACACGCCTAGAAGAGGAAGATGAAGTTGTAGAGGAAGATACCCTCAACGACGCTTTAGAAATGGCTGACGAAATAGCAGAAGGCGATCCGCTAGATAAAATGGCAGACCGCGATGCCGAAGAGGATGCCGCCGAGCTAGGCGCCACCCCCGTCGAGCCACTAGAAGAAGACGAGGACCTTAACTTGTCCGAAGACTTTATTAAAGAATTAGTAGAAGAACTAACCCTGGATATGGACACATCTCCAGCAGGTTTCTCTTCGCTCGGTGGTGCTGAAAATAGCGTGCTGCAGGCAAACAATGATGCCATTGCAGCCGCTAAGGAAGCACACCTTGAGGAAGAAGAGGAAGAGGAGATTGAAGAAGATACCGCACCAGACGTTGTGCCAGTTGAACTTCACGAAACAAAGATCTCCGAACTTACAGAATCTAACAGAGAGCTTCGTGCTCTCATTGTTGAAGCAAAGGATCAGCTTACAAAGCTGAATCTTGATAACGCCAAGCTTGTTTATCAAAACAAGGCTTTGGGCAGCGCCTCCCTGAATGAGCGACAAAAAACACAAATTGTCGAAGCTGTTCAATCTGCCAATTCTGTTGAAGAAGCAAGTATGATTTTTGAAACAATTCAAAACGCAGTGGGGGCATCGGCTGATCCCCGAACACGCCCACAAACACTTCGTGAAGCAGTTCAAAGACCTACATCGCTTTTGATCAATTCTAAGAGAAACAACAAGGCAACTAAGGACCCATCTATGGGTCGTATGCTGCGTTTAGCAGGTTTGAATAAATAAACAATAACATTCAGGAGGATATAAAAATGTCTATTGTAGAAAGATTGACTGAAGGTATTGTCAATCGTGACCTCTCGACCGAGGGTGCCGCACTTATTTCTAAGTGGGAGCAGACTGGTCTTCTAGAGGGCATTTCCGATGATACCCAGAGAAACGGTATGGCCCGTTTGCTTGAAAACCAAGCAAAAGAGCTTCTCCGTGAGTCCAGCGCCATGGCTGCTGGAGATGTAGAGGGTTTTGCAGCTGTTGCATTCCCACTAGTACGCCGAGTATTCGGCAATTTGATCGCCAACGATCTCGTTAGCGTTCAGCCAATGAGTCTCCCATCGGGTCTCATTTTCTTCCTTGACTTCACCTTTGGTGGAACACTCAGCGACACGACAGGCGACCGCCTTGCCAACGCCGTTGACACGTCCCTCTATGGTGGTGGTCGAGTTGGTGCCCAGATCACCGGTGGTGTTCTTCTAACGAACGCCAACGCTGAGACTGGACCATACGCCCTTAACAACGGCTACTCTTCGCCAACCGGTTCAATTGGTATGGCCTTTACTGTAGTCGCTTCGGGTAACGTTGGTGCTGGTGGTGTTCCAGATTTTACTATTTACGCTGGTAACACGCCAACAGCTGGCTATGAGACTGATCGTCTTCTACGCTTCGACCCAGATCTAATTTCTGGTTCACAGTTCGTAGTTGCTACAATGCCAAGATCCACTTTGGTTGCTGCAGATGTAAACTTGGAAGACCTTGTTGCACTTACACTTTCACAGTCGCTTGGTGTCAACACAATTCAGGTTCGACGTCTCCAGAGAGAGTCGTTTGTCGATGAGGGCAAGATTCTTGTCACAGTCGCTTCTACGACTGCTTCAACAACTGCTGCTCACCTTGCCGCGCTTTCAACGATCGTTGGTGGTCACGAGCACATCGCTGCTCCATTGGCTGATAACTTTGTTGTTGGTGGTGCCCTTGGTTCAGTCGAAGGTGCATCTGAGTGGGGTCTAGAGAACCAGGAAGCAATTCCAGAGATCGACATCAAGGTCGACTCAGTGGCCGTCACAGCTGTCACTAAGAAGCTCAAGGCTAAGTGGACTCCAGAGTTGGGACAGGATCTCAACGCTTACCACAACCTTGATGCCGAGGTCGAGCTTACTCAGATTCTTTCTGAGCAGATCGCCCTTGAGATCGATCGTGAGATCCTTGAGGACCTTATCAAGTTGTCCACCGGTGGCACTCGCTACTGGTCGCGTCACCCAGGTCAGTTCCTCGATCGCGAGACAGGTGCTGTTTCTAGCGTTACGCAGGACTTCACCGGTAACGTCAGTGAGTGGTACGAGACACTTGTTGAGACAATCAACGACGTCTCCGCACAGATCCACAGAAAGACACTCCGTGGTGCTGCAAACTTTGTGGTTACATCCCCAGAGATTGCTAACATCCTTGAGTTCACAGCTGGTTTCCGTGCTAACGTGACTGCTGATGCTGATCGTGGTGATATTGGTGCCGTTAAGGTTGGCGCTCTCTCCAAGAAGTTCGACGTTATGGTCGATCCATACTTCCCACGTAACTTGATCCTTGTGGGTCGACGCGGAAGTAGTTTCCTTGAGAGCGGTTATGTATACGCACCTTATGTGCCACTACAGACCACACCTACTATCTTCGGTGTAGAGGACTTCGTACCTCGCAAGGGTGTTATGACCCGTTACGCCAAGAAGATGGTCCGTCCAGATATGTACGGCTTGGTCATCTGCCGAGGTCTCGAAGGCTAATTTAGCCTGACTTGAGGTCAAAATAATGAAAGCCCCGTCTCTTTTGAGGCGGGGCTTTCTATTTATTAATAGATAAAATCTGAGGGACCTTAATGTCAATTCCAAATTTAAACCCAGCCTCCACTTCAAACGCTAATATTCTTCCCGTTACAGGGGCAGCTGCAAATGTGGCAGCTACACTACCTTTTGCTATTTACGCTAATTCAACTGCCTTCCTATCGGGAGCCGCCGATCAGGTTGCGTATACCTATAAGAAGTTGGGCGGCGATGTACTGGACATTGAGTTGGCAGAGGGCTCAGTATATTCAGCCTATGAGGAGGCTGTTCTAGAATACTCGTATCTTGTAAATCTATATCAAACAAAGAATTCTCTTTCATCTCTCTTGGGCGCGACGACGGGCTCCTTTGATCAAGATGGGCAGATAGTATCTGGAAGCTCTCTCTCAGGGTCTAATATTGCTTTGCGATATCCAAAGTTTGATTATGGCTATGTTCGAAGAGTTTCGGAAGGGCTGGCAACAGAAGCTGGTTTCGGCGGTACAACACCAATTTACTCTGCTTCGGTTGACAAAGTCACCGATCAGCAAGATTATGATTTGCAGACTTTAATTTCATCTTCGGCTGCAACTGATACAACTGCTGCTTACTACGGGCAAGTTGGCGATAAAAGAGTTATTATTAGAAAAGTGTTTTTCAAGACGCCACGAGCAATGTGGCGGTTCTACGGCTACTATGGTGGCTTTTCTGTTGTGGGCAACCTTCGTACATACGGACAGTACGCAGATGATTCAACCTTTGAGATCGTACCAACTTGGCAAAACAAGCTTCAGGCAATCGCCTACGAAGATGCTCTGAATGTTAGAGTCTCGCACTACTCTTATGAAATACACGACAATAATCTAAGAATATTCCCCACGCCCGATAACACATCGCCACAAAAGTTTTGGGTTCAGTTCAGTATTGAAAGACAGTATGAGCCTTGGGAAGACACCGGTCGAGGTGACACGGGCGCTGAGGGCATTAACAACATAAACACACTGCCATTTGAGAATATTCCGTTTGAGAACATTAATGCGATCGGTAAACAATGGATCCGCAGGTTTGCCTTGGCCTTAACAAAAGAGATACTCGGACAGGTAAGAGGTAAATTTTCCACTGTTCCTATTCCAGGTGAATCAGTGACATTAAATGCGTCTGAATTACTATCACAAGCCAGAACTGAAATGGATCAGTTGAGAGAGGAACTTAAAACTATTCTTGATGATACTACCTATGACAAGCTGGCCACCGTTGATTCATCACTGCAAGACTCCGCTAAGAAGGTTCTAGAGAACATTCCAACCGGCATATTCGTAGGATAGTTTAATGTCACGCAGCAAAAGATCCGAAAAGCAAATAAAAGATAAGAGATCTCAGCGATTTGATTATGTGGGGGATAAGGATGTAGCAAAAAAACTTCAAGAAATTGAGTTTATGCCATCTTCTTTGGAAACCATTGATAGAGCTATGCTTAGTTTTATTGATGAAGAGCTTAATCTTTTCACTAATACCAATGATGGGTTCAAGAAAGTCCCAGTCCTTTGGGTTACAGCCGAGCGTGCCTTTCAGATAAAACATAATAAAGACTTAAGAGATAAAGAAGAAACATTGATTCTTCCTTTAATCACTGTTAATCGCTCAAGCGTGACGAAAGAAGACAACTTTCGTGGCACTGTATTCGCCAACTTGTATCCTATTAATGATGAAAAGGGCGGCACTATAACGATTGCCAGACAGATTAATCAAAAGAAAACAGCAGAGTTCCAGAATGCACAGGCTAATAGAAAATACGGCGCCGACGGTAACGTCTCTAGTAAGATGCTCAATACCAATAAAAGAAATATGTCTACGGCGAAAGCTGTTTACGAAACAATAACAATCCCTATCCCTACTTGGATTAAAGTAACCTATGAGATATCTATCAGAACAGAGTATCAGCAGCAAATGAATGAGTTAATTCGTCCGTTTATAACAATTCCAGGTAACTCAAGAACACCAAAACGCATTGAAGCCGAAGGGCACTATTACGAAATATTTATTGATGGTAGTTTTGCAAACAACTCTAATCAAGCTAATCTTGGAATGGAGCAGAGGAACTACGAAACCAATATTAATATTGAAACTCTTGGTTATCTTATTGGTGAGGGAGAAAACCAAGAAAGACCAAAGATTGTGCGGCGCGAAAATGCAGTTAGCATAAAGCTTGGACGAGAGAGAACAATTCTTGGCGATATTCCTGAGAATATAAAGGACGGATTTTACAGAGAATAATTCTATTCCTACTACTTAGCACTATTTACTTTGAACATTTTCGCAATGTAGGAGAACCGAACGAATGTCAGTTAAAAATTACCGATTTGTATCCCCCGGCGTTTTTGTCAATGAAATTGACAACTCACAGCTACCAGCCTCGCCAGCAGGTATAGGACCAGTCATCATCGGACGAGCCGAAAAAGGGCCGTCACTAAGACCAACAACTGTTAGTTCTTTTGAAGAGTTCGTTAATGTTTTCGGCACCCCAAACCCAGGAAACTCTGGCGATGACGTTTGGCGCCAGGGCGCAAACACAACTGCCACAACTTATGGTGCGTACGCCGCGCAGGCTTATCTTCGTAATAGTTCTCCTCTAACTTACATTCGCTTGCTTGGAGCAGAGACTGATAATGCGTCGGGCGGTGGCGAAGCCGGCTGGGATGGTGGAACAAACGGAAGAGCCTGGGGACTCGTAGTATTCCAAACCGGGTCGTCTGCTGCTATGGGCTTGACAGGTGCGTTAGGCGCCATTGTATACGCTGAGGATAGCGTTAGCTTAGAACTAAGTGGTAATATTCTTGAGAATAGAGACACCTTGACGAACCGCTATGTTGACTCTGGCATGGCGATCACAGGCTCTGATCTAGTTATACTTTCTACCAACAATTCATCGAAAGAATTCAAGGCACTTATCAAGAACAGCACGGGCACTATTTTAGACACCATTACATTTAACTTCAATCAAAATGATTCGAAGTACATTCGAAAGGTTCTCAACACAAATCCGCAGCTATTAAATGGCGAGATTACGACTGCCGCCAATGAGAAGAATTACTTCCTAGGCGAGACATTTGATCGGCACCTTACCAATGTTTTGACAGATACTGATTCTTCCATCGCGGCAGCTTTTGTTAGAATCAACAACTCCACCACAGAGGGCGACGACTTTAGATACGAAGCGCAAGCTGCAGAGACTCCGTTCATCATCAGCTGCAAGCTCTCTCCATCGGCTGAGCCAACAAAGCTGTTTAAGTTTGTTGCGAGGGGCAAGGCAGGTGATTGGACAAACAAAAATCTTAAAGTATCCATTCAAGATATTAAGCGCTCCACAAATGACGATGATCCTTACGGCTCTTTCTCGGTTGTAATTCGGCACCTAAGCGACAGTGATAATGTAGTGAGGGTGGTTGAGCAGTTTAATAACTGTAACCTAAATCCAAACTCCCTTAACTACATTGGTCGCAAGATTGGTGACTCCTATCTGGACTGGCGCCAGGATGAACGAAGATACAGGCAGCAGGGTAATTACGCTAATAATTCTGACTACGTTTACGTTAGTATTAACTCTGATGTCGACGCCGGTAACACAAACCCAAGCTTGCTCCCATTCGGATTCCAGGGAATTGTTAAGTATATTGATATTTCATCTCATGTTGCTGGACGACAGGCTAGCTGGCTCTCCGCATCGATCGGCTCGGGCTCGATGAACGACCTCGTCGCCGCGTCGTCAGGTTCAATCTTTGTCGTGTCATCCTCGGCGCAGGCATCTGCCGGCGTCTCGGTAACAGCCTCGGTTGAGTTCCCAAGACCAGTTCTTCGCGTTAACGCGTCGGACGGAAACTTGGCTAACCCAACAGATGCATACTTCGGTGTCCAAACGTCTGAGGCGGCTACTTCTACTGTTTTTGGTAAGTCAACCATTGACTTGTTCAGACCACGAGGTGGCGCTGTTGGATTCACGGTTCCAACTAATGGTGCTCTTTCCCCAACATTTACCTTGGATGATATTTCTGGATCTGATGGGACATATGTGACCGGATCAGGTAACTCCGGTACCGAAACATCCCTGACCGCTCAGAGTGGCGCTGTATCAGGCGTCCTAGATCAAGGATACGATCGTTTCACAGTTCCACTTTTCGGTGGCTTCGACGGTGTTGACATCCTTCAGATGGATCCATTCTCTAGCGTTAAGGGAATGCCTTCAGCGCCAACCGACGATAATAGTTACGCCTTCTTCTCAATTAGAAGAGCCATCGACTCTATCGCGGATCCAGAGGTGGTTGAGATGAACCTTGCAGCCATCCCGGCTCAGACTCAAGACGGTCTCACAACGCACTTGGTCAGAACTTGTGAGGAGCGTGGTGACGCCATGGCTGTTATTGATCTTCCGGACGCATTCGTTCCTAGAGAAGACGGCGAGGAACTCAACAGAAATAACACTGCTAGCACAATCACTACACTTATCAATGGGCTTCGGAGCAGGAACCTAAATTCCTCTTACGGCGCGGCATACTACCCATGGGTCAGAGCTAGGGACACCATTAATGGTTCGTTCATATGGCTTCCACCATCTGTCGCGGCCATCGGCACATTCTCTAGCTCACAGCGCAGAACACAGGTTTGGTTCGCACCAGCTGGTTTCAACCGCGGTGGACTCACAGAAGGTTCCGCAGGAATTCCAGTTGTTGACGTTGCACACCAGCTGCGCCGAAAGGATCGTGATGACCTCTACGCTGCGAACATTAACCCAATTGCTAAGTTCCCAGCAGAAGGTATTGTGATCTTCGGTCAGAAGACACTGCAGGTTACCCCTTCGGCATTGGATCGTATTAACGTACGACGACTAATGATCTTCGTCAAGAAGCGTATCTCGCAGATTGCCAGTGGCATTCTCTTTGATCCAAATATTCAGACAACTTGGACGAGATTCACATCGCGAGTTGATCCTTTCTTGGCTGATGTAAAGACAAACTTTGGTCTTTCGGATTACAGAGTTATTCTTGATGATACAACCACAACCCCTGATCTTGTAGATAGAAACATTCTATATGCGAAGATTTTCTTGAAGCCAACGCGGGCAATCGAGTTCATTGCGATTGACTTCAATATCACAAGAACAGGAGCGTCATTTGACGATTAAATAAAAGTGGGGGAGTTCCGACTCCCCACACTATTTAACTTAGACCTATCAGGAGATAATAACAATGGCCTTTTGGACAAGCGCACTTTCAGAACCTAAGAGACAACACAGATTTATTTTGAGATTCCCGGAGCTTATCACGCCGGATGGAGACTTTGCGTACGCCGAGTATTTGGCCAAGTCTGTTACAAAGCCCTCCTACACAGTTGGCGAGACATCGCACAAGTTTTTAGGGAACACATATTACTACCCAGGCGCGGTCACATGGAATGAATGCACAGCGACTATTGTTAACTCCGTCTCGCCAGATGGTAACGAGCTTCTTTATCAGGCACTCCAGCAGATGGGTTATCTAAAGCCTGACGTTCAGGAAGATGTTTTCCTACAGAACCTTCCAGCCTCAACGCCGAACAAGCAGGCTGCGCTAGCAGCGCTTGGTCAGGTTCAGTTTGACGAGCTTTCTGGAGAAGGTGGTACACTTGGAACTTGGAAGTTGCAGAATGCTTTTATTACAAATGTAACTTTCGGTGATTTAGATTACGCAGGCGAGGAACTTCTAGATATTACAATCCAGATGCGTTACGACTGGGCAACTTATGACGTAGGTCCAGCAACTAGAGCTTTAGCAAACATTCGATAAAAGAAAGAGACGGTGATTTTTGAGTAGAAATTCAAACAGACAAGGGGCGCCTGATGTGCCCCCGCCACCACAACAGCAACTACCAGAACAATTTCAACAAAACTTATTTTCCTTCCCGGTCCCAACGGAGTTCGTTGAACTTCCAAGTAAGGGACTGTTTTATGGTGAAGGACACCCACTTCATAAAGTAGAAACAATTGAAATTAAACACATGACAGCAAAAGAGGAAGATATCCTCTCCTCCGAAGCGCTGATTAAAAAGGGCGTCGTTATGGATAAGCTTTTGCGCTCTGTTTTGGTGGATGATAACATTAACCCTTCATCGCTTTTGATTGGCGATAAAAACGCTATTATTATGTCCGTCCGAGAGACAGGCTTTGGTCCATTGTATGGAACAAGCGTAAATTGTCCTTCTTGCGGGCACCTGAACGAAAAAGAGTTTTCTCTACAAGAGAGAGAAATTAAAGAATCTAATTTGCTCGAAAATGTGCAACTTCTGGACAACGGCAACTTTTTGCTTACGGCTAACGAGTATAACCCAGAGATTACTTTTGAAATCAAATTACTGACCGGTCATGATGAACAGAAAATCAGCAAGTATGTCGAAGGAAGACGAAAGCTTAAGATGGAAGTTGGTACTGTTACAGAACTTTTGAAGAACATCCTTGTATCTGTTAATGGCATCTCACAGCCGAGCGCTTTGCAGGAGGTCATAAATCAGATTCCAGTCAATCTATCAAGAAAAATTCGTAAAGCTTACGAAGAGGCAATGCCAAACATTCAACTAAAAGCCGATTTTAATTGCGACAACTGCTCCCACATAGAGCGAATGGAGGTGCCGATTAATATCGACTTTTTTTGGCCTAAACTCTGATTATCAAGCAACTTTATACGAAGAGTTCTTTATTTTAAAGCAGCATGGAAATTGGTCTTTTGCTGAGGCTTATTCGCTTCCCACTGGATTACGGCGCTGGTTCTTGGATCGACTCGTAAAACATTTTGATGAGAAGAAGGCTGCAGAAGAGAAAGCTATGTCGGGCGCACGATAAGTGCGCCTTTTTCTTTATGCTACTATTTAATTAGAAGAGGTGTTCCCACATGAGCAAAGATGAGATTGTTATTGATTTAACGGATAAGTCCCTTAATGAGAGGCTTTATACAGATTTTTCTTATAAGGTCAACCGATTGTTGCTGGATTTATATGACGCCGGCGTAAATATTAACCCCACTATTAGAGGGACACAAGCTCAGATTGAGTCGTTCTTTAAAGCTCTTCGGGGCGAGAAGAGGTATATGGATTCTTATATAAGACACGGACTGAGCGACTCTAGAACCATGACGAACAGAAGAGACTTAGATAGAGCAGTCTCTGGATTTGAGAAAGAAACAGGCTTACGGTGGCCGTTTAAGAACTAGGCGGCTAAGCAATGTCTGAAATTACAGATCTCACAGCAGCAGTTAACAGACTCACGGCACAATTGCAGGGTCAAGGCACCGCTGGTGGTCAAACGCCTGAGCAAATCGAAGCTAAAAGAAAAGCCGCCGAAAAGTTTTACAAGTTAGAAAGAGAAACTCTTAAAAGCAAAAAAGAACTTGCAGCTCTGGATTCAAAATATCAAAAAGAGCAACTTGACTTTTACAGGAAACAAGCTGTAGCTATTGGCGAAGGAAACGAAGGTTACGAAGAAGCTATTGGGCGCGCCAAAGAACTTTCGGATTCAAATCAAAAACTAGAACGCAGCACAAAAAACCTGAATGCCGAGTTTGAAAAGGGTGCAGCCGAAGCTGACAACCTAGCTAACAGTTTCCTTAAGCTTGACAAAGAAGGCGCCAAGTTCTTCCAAACTATTGGCGCCTCGCCTCGGAGGTTAGCTGGATTCGTTACTGGTCTTGGTAAAGCAGTAATAACAGGAGATTTGTTTGTAAAAACTTTCCAAAAGGTAATTGGCAACTCTATTAATTTTGCTTTCGAACTTGATAGGCAAAACGCTGCCTTTAAGAGGTCAACGGGCGCCGGAAATGAATACGCAAGTTCTATTGCAAATGCTGGACTAGCCTTCGCAGCTTACGGAATAAATGTTGAAGATGCCGGTGCAGCCGCACAAGATTTATTTTCTAATTTCCGTGATTTTACAAATCTTTCCGAGAGTGAGAGAACCAATGTCATTGCCACAACCGCAACGTTAAAACAGTTTGGCGTTTCTGCGACTACGACCGCCACGATTCTTGATCAAGCAACAAAGTCTTTATACATGAATACTCAAGAAGCCGAGCTTCTAACTAGACAAGCCGCAACATTGGCGATAGACATAGGAAAACCATTAACAGAAGTTGCGGGAGACTTAGCATCTGCAGGTCCAAAATTGGCTTTTTACGGCAAGCAAATGTTTGATGTGTTCGCACAGTTAGAAAGACAATCAAAGGCTACGGGCTTGTCGGTCGATTCTTTGCTTGGCTTGGTTGGTGAGAAGTTCGATACCTTTGAAGGCGCAGGACAAGCTGTAGGGCGCCTCAACGCCATCCTGGGCGGACCATACCTTAACTCCATTGATATGTTGAACGCCTCTGAGGCTGACCGTCTTGAAATGATTAAAGAAGCTATTGAGGCCGGCGGTGTTCAATTTGATCAATTGAACAAGTTTGAGCAAAAAGCATTTGCATCTGCCATGGGAACTGATGTTGATACTCTTCGTAGGTCTTTAAACGAGCTAGATCCAGAAGTTCAACTACAAGCGCTACAGCAAGAAGAGTTGGCAAAGCGCGCCGGCGATGCTCGCTCCATAATGGAAAAACTAACCGATGCAATCAATTCGCTGATTATTTCTTTTGCTCCTTTAATAACCAGCGTATCTGAGGGTATAAATAAGTTCTCTGATTTTGTACAGAAAGTAAATGAAGGCAAAGCCAGCTTTATGGATATAGAGTTTGGTGTTGGGAAACTAGCCCTGGCGCTGGGGGGTCTAGGGCTTGCACTCAAAGCTGTAGGGTTCTTATTTAGTCCTTTTATGCGTTTGCCTAGTTTACTAAGAAGATCGACAGGAGAGATGTCAGGCTTGGCTTCCCAAACTGGACGAGCTGCCGGCGCAGCCGGTAAGTTCAGTCGCTTCGCCCGCGGAGGCGCATTTGGTCTAGCTGCTGGAGCAACAGGTTACGCCACCGCAAAGGGTGTTGATTATTTTAAATCGAAAGGACAAACCGGGGCAGCGCAAGCAACATCTATTGGCGGCAGTGTTGCTACCGGCGCCTTGACCGGTGCTGCTATCGGATCATTTATACCCGTCATCGGTACTGGAATTGGCGCATTGGTTGGAGGTGCAATCGGCGGCGCGGCAGGCGTTAGCAGTGCTACAAAGATTCAGGATGGCGAGATAAAAATGGTTCAGTTCAGCAACCAAGATACATTTGAAAGAGTCGCTGACGGCGTCGTCGCTGCTAAGCCAGACGGAACTTTGGATAAGGCGATTAGGGAATCTGTTGAAAAACAGACCGCTGTCCTTGTTGAGGCTATACAAAACGCGATGAATGTACAGGTTCAGGTCGGTGACCAGCAATTAGGTGATGTTGTTGTCAAAGCTATGAACTCTACAAGAGGAAGAAATTCAATTTCCCCATTTTACGAGGGATAGGAGGTAAAGTAAATGGCCGACAGAGTAAAACAACCAACATTTTTTAATGATTCAAATTTTTTAATTCATATCACTCATATTCCAACCAATAAAAAGGTTGAGTTTCATTCGTGGCTTACAGGCTTTACTGATGCTTTTTCCTCTACTTGGCAAGGAACCCCCGTATACGGGCGAATGGACGATTTATACACCTTTGCCAAAACTGGACGCGTGATAACAATGAGTTTTGATGTTGTGGCAGCTGATATTAACGAAGCAAGGCTTAATCAGGCAAGACTTAATACACTAACTCAGTTCTTGTATCCTGTATATTCTAATCCAGTTGCCGGCGGATCCTCTAGAGAAAATAGTCAGGTTCTCAAAGCCGCGCCTCTATTGAAAATGAAGTTCAACTCTCTTGTAAGAAACGCAGTCGATGGAAGCGACTTGGTTGGTTTTTTAAATGGTTTTACATATGCTCCAAATATAGAGGTGGGTCAGTTTTTTGCTAATAAAGATAAAGACTTTGTTTATCAATCTCATAATGTTCAATTGACGTTTAACGTGCTGCACACACACCTAACTGGCTGGGTACAGACAGAAGGTGGTCAGGGAGCCGATGGTAAAGTTACATACTCTTTTGGAAGGGCTGACCAATCGCGCGAGGCTGCCAGCTTAAATGGAAATTTCCCTCACGCCGGCGCAAGTGGTTATGTCCCCAAATATCCAAATCCAGACGTCGGACCACCACAGATAACAACTCCCGATCTCAATAACGACGGGGTTGCCGATGTTTGGCAGACCGGAATTGGCACAAATCAAACTGAAGCTGAGGCTCAGCAGGAAAAAATTACTAAGAAAACCTAGGAATTCATATTATGACCAGCAGATACGATAACCGACGAGTTCTTAAAAACAATCTAGAAGAGTATGAGAATATTCTTGAAGACAGGGGAGTCAAACAAATCTTCCAGTATGGAACTAGATTTATAAAATATCCAACTGTCGATGAAATCAAGAACCTAACAAGGGTGCAACACGTCTGGAGTGTAGGAGACAGGTACTACAAACTAGCTTCAAAGTATTACGGCAATCCAAAGTATTGGTGGGTTATTGCGCATTATAACAAAAAACCAACCGAAGCTGATCTGACTGTCGGAGATATTATTTACATACCGACTCCGCTAGAAAAGATATTAAATTACATTTTGGAATAAAGGATGACACAGCCCAATAACATTAAACAAGCAGTTGATTTTTTGATTAACAACAAAATTATAGAAAATATATGTCAATCATATGTCTATGAATACTTGTCTTCTGGTGGGGCTGCCCCCGAGGGTGTAGACCCAGCTGTGTGGGCTGATAAACTCAATACACTTCTGGAGGCTTATAAGAATGATCCTGATTTTGCGTTCTTAAAAGAAACTTATACAGACGAAGAGACCGGTGAGGAGGTTACGGAATACAAACGGGTGGACAACACCAAAGAAGCCTATGATAATTTCGTAAAAAACCAATTTACTCTGCACACAAATACGGTTGCTTCTAACACCTACAAGTCGATAAGGAAACTTTTTACAACTGAACTTGGAAAGTCCGTTTTGTACACAATTCTACAAAACGCAAATGAAGTCTTCCGAGATCCTAGACTTAATCCAAGGGAGGATGTAGCGAATATTGAAGCTGCCAATCTCGGTGGCGCGGTAGACAAGCCAGTGTTAGACTGGCCAACTGCTGGAATGACACTAAATTTACAAAGCGAAGGCATTTATTTGTTCTTTCTGTTTGTGTATCAAACAGGGTGGTTCACAAAAGATTATACAGAAAACTTACCTGTAAAACTTGGCGCAACTTCGCTGCCAGATGATAGGGCTGAACTAGGTGATCGTTTTGCGGGCGTCCTTAATCCCATCTACTTCCCGTACATGGTACCAGACGGCGCGCCAGTTTACGAGACGAAGACTGTAAGAAACCCAGGGTCCGTTCGAGACGGTATACCCCCTTCCACTAGGGAGGTTACAAAACTAACAGAAAACACTGAGCTTGTTGGTATCCCTGCAGGGGGAACTTTCGGTCCTGCAGATGTTGAAATATCATATATGTCTAATGCCGGCACAATTGAAGTCAAAACAAGAGAAGAGCTTGAAAGTGAAGGTTATGATTTTAGAGGTCTTACCGGCGGATTGTACGACGAAAGACCCGGGCAGCCTTTTGCGGGAAACATTTTATTTTATAATGGCGGTGATGAAGTCCGACAAGCGCGCGGACCTATATTCGAAGCTATATACGGTTGGAATGAAGATGTAATAACCTCTATAGCCACCTTATATCCAAGCGTAACTTGGTCAGTCTTTAAGTCAGTTTTATTAGATTTTGTTGGAGAAGTTGACAAAAATATTAAGCAGGCCGAAGGGATACTAGGCGCTGATGAGGGTGACGTCAGAACACCCTTCACTAAAAAAGTGGTTAGAACACCGAAGAAAGAAGCCCTGAAGCCAGTCGATCATCAGTGCTATTTGTTGGAAAACATTAGAGTTTTAACTGAGTATAAAGATAGCGTTATTGCGGGTGGTGTGGAAAAATATGAGAATATCAGCACGATATATAACAGTACACAAGGAAAGAATTCACTCCCGGGCAACTTGATTTCGTATATTAATCATGCAGACAAAACTGACGAAGTAAACGCTCTTTTAAACTTATGTCCGGAGGTGTACGCTCTACTAACGCCACATATTAAAATATATCGCGTCGAATATGAAGGTGAAAATAAGTTAATTCCTACACTTCAACAGGAAATACCATTTCCAAACTTCATAGACCCGTCGGACATTCAGGCTATTATGAATAATGATTATGGTCGATTCCCAGGCGCCGGCATTAAATCGTTTTCTTGGAATTTAGATGGTGTAAACCCAGCAGAGGTTGATAATAACATAAGCGCCCGATTGGACTTACATTTCCAAACAATTCAAGATCTGTTCTCGTTAAACCAGGGGCTAGCTGCAGGACAGGCGAAGCCCGGGTATCTAGATCTTATCATCAAGTCTGCAAGGCAACGATCCAACAAATCTGGGGGGGGAACTGCTCTCAACGAGCAGGCCGCGGCAGCCCCTATCTCGACAGAATGTTTTGAAGCTACGATGATGGAGTATGATCCAAGAGATTTTGAAATCAAAGCGTGCGTAGGGTGGTCAACGCCAGCAAATTTCTCAAACATTATAAATGATTTGCAATCCTCTAGAGATAAGGGACCGGACTACGGGATAAATCTTGAAGCTGCGATCAACGAGACAAGAGTTGGGCTATACTTAACCCTGACCACCCACGAACTAAACTTTAATGAAAATGGCTCTGTTGATCTGAGTGTAAACTACCAAGCAAGATTGTCTGGACTGGCAAGATCCCCAGCAGCAAACATATTTTCTGGGGGCACGGAATTGTCCCGGCAACTAAAACAGATTAATGAAAAGCTTAAAGAAAAAAATAAAAGAATAAGTGAAAGAACCAATGCGTACGATCCAGAAAATCGAACGCTAGCACTAGAAGATGATGCGATAAATGATTTGAGAAGAGATAAAGAAGATCTTCTTGAGGAAAAAGTTAAGCTCACAAAGCAAAGCAAAGCGATTAAGTACAAAAGGTTCTTGAACAAGTTGTACAACGATCAAAAAATATACACTTATGTGGTACCAGCCTCTGAAAGAATTCTTTTCAAAAACATGACACCTGAGGAAAGAGCAAAGAAAGCTGCAACCAGAGTGGCGTCTAACGAATATCAAGTTGGTTGGGAAGCGCAGTCTGATTCAGGCGCAGCAGCAGCAATATATGATTCAGCTGCAAAACAAATTAGCGAAATTAGTAAATCTGAAGAAAGCGACGAGGTCTTGTCTGAAGAAGCCAAGGCTAAAGGTGCGGTCTCAAACTTTAATTTGAGGACAGCCGCGAGCAAAACAAACACAGACTTGAAGATTCCATTTTTTTATTTGGGCGATCTGCTAGATGCTGTTCTGGAACATATTGATATTATTGTCGACAAAGAAGGTGACCGAGGAAGTTTTCAACTAATTCTGTCTCAGGTTGAGTTGTTGGATCCGCTCCTGGCTTACCAGATCGAATCAGTCAAGATTCAGTGTCCGGACAACAAAGATGTTGAAGTATTGCGACAAATGTCGCAAATAGACCCAATGCGATTTCGTGGACTTGTGGGAATGAAGTTTACCACCAATATAGCGAGCATGCCAATTTCTTTGGAAGTCTTCCAAGAGTGGTTTATCAATAATATTGTGAAACCTCAGGTAGACAACTATAATGTTTTAAGATTTATTAAAACAGTATGTAGCTCATTAATTGGAAAAGCTTTTAATGCCTCTTGTTTTGAAGATCTTAACTTTAATTTAAGATTTGATACTTCAATATTTAATTTCGATAAGACATTTACCGGCAAAGTTACAACTGTAGAAGAATTGGCGTCCTCCAAAAAATCAGCCGATAAGAAAGACTGTATTGCTCTGCCTCAAAACCAAAGTCCGACAATACCAACATTTGTTCTCTATTCTGTTGACTCCAGACCAATGACTGGAAACTATGATGATGACTTGAATACAGGGATTTATCATTATTACCTGGGGGCAGCATGCGGAATTGCCAAAAAGATATCGTTTAATAGAACCGATATCCCATATTATCGTGAAGGACGCCTCCAAAGAAAGAGTGCGCTGTCGGCGCTGCAGCTGAGAGAGCTTTACAACGCGAATATTCAAATGATTGGTAACAATTTACATAAAAATGGACAATATATTTATGTGAATCCCATTGCGATCGGAGCAGGCAGCATGCAGCAAAAAGGAAGCTTGCCAAACTTAGCTCGATTACTGGGCATAGGAGGCTATTATATGGTGACTAAAGTTTCACACGATATATCTTCTGCCGGGTTTAACGTAACGATTGACGCGCTTCAAGAAGGAATCGACTTTTCGGGTGCTGGAAATTCTGTTACACAACTAATTCGTTATGATGGGCGAACAGTATTGAACCCCAAGACCTCGGGAAATTAATATGACTACAACATACGATTATACCGAGGAAGAGATGGCTAACCCGTCAGGTAGAAACTCTCAATCTGCCAGAGCTAAGTTTTTTCAACGTTCATTATACAAAGAAGTTATCTATCCTGACGATATTGTTAAGCCTCTTGATAGTTGGTATGATAAGAACTTATACGGTAGAGTTAATCAAGAGCAGACAGTCGTGATACCCAAGCAGTCTAGCATAGTTCAAATTGAGTACGGCGTGCAGCCAAACATGTTTTGTTTAAACTTTGTTAACAAAGCATTTTCTGATTTTGTTGAGCATATGAAAACAGCTTATTTGACAAATTGTATTGATAGAGGCGGAAATTCATCTTTGTATAATATAAGGGCTGTTATTAGTTACATCGATTGGCCTTCTTCCCACATCACACACACTAACAAGATAATAGAGGCTTTTATCAACAATTATGTTCCTTCTTACGAATCCCCAATTAGAAACTTTATAGATTTTAAGCATATATATGTCAAATATCTTTTAAGTATGGTTAAAAGTATGCCCATAACCATGACCAGCTTTGTTTTGTCTCCTTTCGCCTCAACTTTTGGCAGCGGTTTAAAGATCGCAATCGCCCAGCAAGATGCCGGTAATGATGCAATCAAATACGATCAGTTTATTAACGACCCTAATTTTAAGTTTTATGCGCGCGCCGCAAAAAAGTTTGGCTTTCTGGTTGACAAGTATGTGCCTTGGATATTAACATATGACTTGTTCACAGATGCTTCTTTAAATTACATTGATTATTACCTAACAAATCAAGGAGAAGATATTACAGAACAAAATTTCTTTAATACGTTTTATTCTGATGCTAGTGAAACTGATTTAAGCTTATTAGAATATTCTATTCAAAGGGCATATCAAATGTTTATTGACCGAAAGCCTTTTTACGAAGAAGCATGCGGTAAGGATAAGTTAGTAACAAAACAAAGAGATCAATTAGGTTCTCAAACGTTAACAACGAAGGAACTAATTGATCTTTACATTGATCTGAGAAATGCAGAGGTAAACTATGAGGGACCATCTGTTAAGAAAACTAAGAGAAGAGCTTACGAAATATTCAAAACACAAACATCCCTAGAAACGGCCATGGCGAAAATTGTTAAGTATGTTGATGAAACTTACAAAAACTTTATCTACCCCAAAAATTATGGTCAACTGAATTCTTCCCTTGACATGACAGAAATATCTGATATAGTAGACACAGTGGCTGAAACCGCTGTTGCGATTCAGTCCAGTTACTAGGGAGGTAACTTGCTTTTTCAAGTTCTAGACGCCAAGCGCGATTGTGTTGGCTATTTCGCTAAAAATCAGATAAACTCTACGACGGATCTTCCATCAGAAGGTGGCACTTGGGAATATTCCAGTCATTTGGGTGAAGGTAACTACGAGATAGCACGCATCTACGCCAACGGAGCGTCGATTACAGACGTTTGTCCGGAGGATATGAAGGCTGACTGGGAGGAAATCAAAAACACGCTTAGATCGTGTCTGAGAGCCTTCAAAACTGCTGACCTTTCCTTGGACGATAATTGCTTCTATGACGTATTGCCGGAATATTTCCTTTATCGCTATATGAATGCGAAAAATGAGGTCACAAAGCACGTTTTGGACACTTTCGATCGTCCTGAGAATTACGAGCATATGTCTAATCTGGTTCAGATGCTCTCGGACATTGAGTCGAGAGACTTAAACATCGATATCGAGCCTATCAAGCATCTTTTGTCTTCTGTAAAGGGTCGGAACTTCCATCACAGGCTCCGTAACTCACGTTGGGTGTGTGATTATAACGCCTGGGGCACTGTAACCGGCAGACTTGCGACAAAGCCTAAGTCTTTTCCGATTCTGACGATGGGCAAGGAATTTCGCGGATGTATTAAGCCGAACAATGATTGGCTCGTGGAACTTGACTTCAACGCCGCAGAGTTAAGAGT